ATAACCTTTGGCTCTACATCTCTTTCCACTAGTCTTGGCTATCGCTTCGCAATAAATCTTTTGACTTAATCTTCCTGTCATAATCTCGTTTAGTCTTGCTTACCTTTTGCTGGTATCCAAAATGTGATTTCTTTTTTATATCATTCATTATATTTTTAGGTATATCCACCAGCACACCATTGCCTTTGGTATCTTGTTCAATGAGAGCTTGTTTACAATAATAAGGGTTATCCTTTTCTTCAACTGCTTTAATTAAGGTACTTCGGGGGAGAGTGGACAATTTATCTATAATAACATTCTTATCTCCACCTTTACTGACTACCTCTTTAACAAGTTTATCTATGTTAGTTAAGTTAATGGTAGTTCTATTAATATCAGTCATCATGAAACGTGGTATGTGTCGTGATGAGACATCATTGTGTCGTGATGATACATCATACTTCTTATTAACAAGGTAATCAGAATTAATAGTATACAGCAACGTAGATTTAAGTCGTTTAGTTTTTAAGATACCAACTTCCTGTAATAATTCAGTACATCTATATATAGTAGACCTAGACAGACAAACCATACTAGATATTGTAGCCTGACGGGGATAACATTGTCCATTTTGAGCATTTACAAACTTCAATAGTGATATGAGGATTAGCAATGAAGATGAGCGGTATTCTTCTGGTATCTTTTTTATCCTCTCATCATCAAAGAGTTTAAATGGTATTCGAATGTGCGGTAAATATTTTTGCATAGCCTTATTTTCTTTTCTTACAGTAATCTATATGTTGGTGTTGTAATTGATACAGTTCTCTTACCCATTCATCTTCGTTCATTAACTCAAACTGTGCATTAGAGACCCATAGACGCTTGATCCTAAAGGTTAGGCTACCTTGTGCCACTTTCTTATAGAATACCAAAAAACTAGGTATCTGAAGCCGATTAGCGATGATCTTTAACATGGTTGTAGACTTAAATTTCTGTCCTTTATCATAACACGTCTCAATCATAGCCAAAGGTTCGTAACAGTTAGGACAACACTCAACACTATCAACATCTATCATGGCTATACCTTCATATTGCCTATGCCAATCGTTGTAGCTTCCATTTGAGAAAGCATAAGTCCATCTAGCCATTCGGATTATATAAACTATAAGTTAGAGTTAGTTCTTCATTTGGCATAATATCTTTTGTTGTTTTTAAATACCATTTATTATTAACTTCAATTCTTACACAATTAGATTGTTCAGCATGGTTAATGAAACCACCTAACGCAGTTCTATATAAAGTATCATCAACTTTAATGTGTGATATACCTAACTCAGTATCTTTCTTAATCTCTCTTGTAGCGAACAAACCTAAACCATCAATAAAACTAGGTTTAATAGTACAAAAAATAGGTAGAGGATTATAAGCCATTATCTTCCTTTTGTCTTTTTAATTTAGTCTGAACGCTTACAGCAAGTTGTCGAGTTGAGTTAGGAGAAACAATATAAGATTTATTTTGTTCTCTAAAGGCTAAAAAATCATCATACTTTTTCTTAGCATAAGCCACTAACTTATTAGTTTCTAATTCTGTAAGTCTAGTATTGACACTATGTTGATGAACCTTAACTTGATTAGTAAGCTGATTTAATTTTAAATTAACCTCGTGATGTAGTCTATTTAATTCTTTCAGCTGCTCGGCAATCAGTTGTAATTCATAAGAATGATTTATAGTTTTATCTACCGGTTTCTTTTTAATCTTATTATATGCGTGTTCTTTAATATCTTTTTTAGTCGTTGTTATAGATACAACATCTGCTGCATTATAGGCTTTAACATAAGTATTAGATGATCCTACAACACCATAACTACTGCCTAATAACATAACATCAGCACAGCTAGTCAAAGATATAAATAGTAATATTGATAAAAATAATCTCATTAGTCGTAATAGTTTTCTTGTAAAGTTGCTTTGTTAATATTATACTTATCTATAAGTTTCATAGCCAATTCAAACTTACCTTTTTCTCTACATTTTTTAAGTATAGATTTTAATTGAAATATTTTATCTGTTCTTGATTTAGTTTTAGTGTCCATTTGCAACTCCTGTATGCCGATGATTTGTTTTAATGTATCTATCTCTTTCTTTTGTGATTCAATAATAACTTCTAAATCACAAGAAACATTTTTAGACATTCTTAATTTCTTTCTCAATGCTTTTATCTTACCCTCATAATCTATAAACATATCTGTATCTGTCATTTTAATACCTCTATTTTTTTTACTACTGATCTTGGAAATACTGTAATTGTGCCAATAGATAATTTATCATTGTCATAAGAATAAGATGTAAATATTTTTAACATCTTTTTATCTTTACTATATAAGTAGCCGGTATCTTCGCACCAACTATAACATAGTTTATCAACATCAGATAAATCTTCAAACCATTCTGGGTTAGTAACAATATCTTGCCAAATAATTTTAACTCTTTTGTATTTAAATTTAGGTTTAGATGAAGTCATAAAAATCATTCGGTTGCACTTGCTTATCTGTACCTAAATATATTTTTTTCATCTCACCTTTTCTGGGTATACGTTGACCCTCTTTGTATCGCCATACGTTTGTGCTTGGATTTATATTTACGATACCAAACTTCCTAGCTGTATCACTACAACTTAATTTATTTTTCTTCATCCATTCTGATAGTTTCATTGTTTCCTTTTTATTTTGATTTGTTTGTTTTTTTAAATCATTACCAAAAAAGTTATGAACAATCAAGGAAAAATAAGGGGTTGACATTGAATAACCAATATGGTATAATAGGATATTAACAACAACTAACCAAGGGTAAAAAATGAGAACAAAAAAAGATAAATCTTATGACACTAAAATCACACAAGATTTATTTGGTTATACACCATGTAAAGATTGTGAAGGAACTGGGTCAATAGAACACCATGATAAAGAACAAATAGATGATTGTGAATGGTGTAATGGAACTGGCGTAGAAAAATATTAAATAAATAAACTAAGGCGATCAGAAATGGTCGCCTTTTTCATTTGACAAATAGGTTAAACTAAATTACAAGACAATCAAACAACTATGAAATCAAAAGAAATAGATAAAGCATTTTCAATATTTAATGATGGTAAAGGATTAGATCATTGGTCTTATTCATCTACCTCTACACCCTTTGCTAAAAATTTAATTAACTATACTTTCTCTCAGGATGTGAGAAGAACATTTGCATTTAGATACAAATCTAATTTTGGAAATTTAGTCAACAATACTGTCCAAAGATTAATAGGAAATAAAATTTGGAAAGAAGAAAATAAAGCTATTACAGATTGGGATAAAGATTACAAAGTGTCGTTTGAAAAAGAACTAACATACATAAATAAAAAACCACCCGTAGATGACAAAGATGCTTACGGAAAAGAAAAGATGATAGACTTTGCTCACGATTGTATTGGAGTAACTAAAAAGGTGGTGCAAGATATTACCGGTAAGAAAGATTTAGAATGTGAGCGTCATGTAAGAAAAAAAGAAATGACAATGATTAAAGATATTTTAGGTAAGATAGATTATGAAACGGATGATTGTATAATTGAATTAAAGACGAAGCCACCTAACATTAGAAAAATTAAAAACAAAGAAGAATGGTCTATGAGTAGTCAAGGATTACCCATTGAACCAACAATAGAACATTTAACTCAAACTGCTTTTTATTATATGTGTGCAAAGAAGAAACCTTTTTTAATTTACACGAATGATAAAGAACATATTATCTTTGACGACAAACACGAGTTAATGCGTACCGATCATCTGGAATATCTTTATTTTAAAATGGTAGAGAAGATTTTATTGTGGGAGAGAATGATTATGTTCTGTAAGGGTAATCTGTCTGAACTTGCATTAATGTGCGAACCACCAGACCTAAATCATTATTTTTATTATAAAGATTTAGCCACAGAACAGACACAATTAATTAGTAAACTTTGGGGAATTAATAATAACAACTAACAGAAAGGAACTATGTCTTGG